GTCGGAAACCTCGTCGATCTCCTTGAGCAGCTTGCCGCTCTCGTTGAGCATCGGGATCAGCTGGGCGCCGGCCTTGCCGAACTCGAGCATCGCCAGCGCGGTCTTCTGCGCGCCATCGGGCATTTTCGCGAATTGCTCGGACAGCTTGGTGAAGGCCTCGTTGACATCGGTGCCGGCGGTGATGCCGAGTTCGCGCAGATATTTGGTCGCCGGGCCGCCTTTGTTGGCGAGGTCGGCCATGTTCTTGGTCAGAATCTCGAGGCCCTTGTGGAGCGTCTCGACATTGGTTCCGGTGAGGTTGGCGGCGAGGTCGAGATCCTGCAGATTCTGGACCGAGATCCCGACCTTCTGCGAGGCAAGGGCGAGCTGCTCCATGCCCTCGGCCGCTCCCTTGAGCTTCTCGACGATGCCCTCGAGCGCGAAGCCGGCGACGATTTTCGCGCCCATCTCCTGGAACTGCTCGCCGACCTTTTTTCCGGCCTCCTCGAGATATTTGAGCGATTCGGCCGAGCTCTCGGCGGCGCCGCGCAGCTTGAGCAATTCGGCGGCCATCTTGCGGACCTCGTCGTCGCCGATCGATTTCAGGACGAGTTCAACGATCCGCTGTTCGCTGCTGGGCATGGCCTAGAGCCTTTCAGGCCGGCGGCCCTGGCGCGGGCTTGCGCTGCCGCTCCAGCCAGGCGGCATCGAGCGAATAGATCGCATCGATCGACCAATCGGGCAGGCGATAGCGATCGACATAAGCCCAGATCGCCGTCGCCGGGATCGGGCCGAAACCGGCAAACCCGATCGCCCGGCAGGTGGAGAGCTCGAAAAACATCTGCACAAGCCAGTCGGCCCCATAGATATCCGGGCGCCGATGCTCTGGCCGGATCCGCCCGGTGCGGGCGAGGTATTCATAAGACTGCTCCCGTCCGGCCCATTCGGCTTGCCAGCCGATCAGGCCTTCAACTTTTTTACCGTTGCGATCGCCTCGTCGTCCTCGGCCTCGGCCATCTCGCTCGCCTTTGTGTAGAGCGCCTCGAGCGCAGGGCGGTATTCGCCGGCCAGCTTTTCCCTGGTCATGCCCTCGGGCATGCCGACCACGCAGTGCTCGAGAAAGGCCTCGTGGCGCGCGTCTTGCCATTCGAGAACATTGGTCTGGGTGAAATCGGGCTTGCCATCGGGGCCGACCCGCATTTTGACCGCGCGCTGCTGCGCGTGCTGGTACTCGCGGTTGTATTTGGACGGCAGGCGGACGCGGAACGTCGCGCCCTTGGCGCCGGGCAGATCGATATTGACGCCCTCGCGCACGGACAGCGGGACGCGGTAAAATTCGAGATCCATGGTGGGCTCCTTACCAGTAATAAACACGCAGCGCCGAGGCGCCGCCGGCCCCGACCTTGGCCGTGCCGGTGGCGGCGATCATCACCGGCGCATTGAGGCCGGTGACGGCGGGATCGGGAAACGACAGCTGGACCGCCGAGAGATCGAAGGCATAGCCGCCGTCCTCGTTGCTGGTGGCGAACAGCATGCCGATCGGGGTTGCGGCCAGCTTGCCGGGCATGAACGCATCGTAGGCGCCATCGGCCAGGTAGATCGAGGCATCGATCTTGATCGCGGCGGTGCCGGGCTGGTAGCGCGTCGGCGCCGGCGTCCCCAGGCAGTTCTGCGGTGTGTTGCCATTGTCGAGAGTGATCTTGAGGCTCTCGATGCAGTAGCCGGTCGGCTGGCCGTCGACGGTGACCAGGCCCATGTCGATCGAGGCATTGAGCTGCTGGCCGGTGCCGGCAATGGCGACCGTGCCGCCGGCCGCGCCGATCTGCTGATCGAGGCTCGGATATTCCTGTTCATAGCCGTTCGCGAGCAGCGTGAAGATGCAGGTGACGATCGAGCCATAGGTCAGCGACACCTCGAAACCATTGACCAGGCCGCCCGAATAGCGCTGCGAATGCTGATCGGTCGATGCCAGATGGAGGACGTCGGTATAGGCCTTGCTAAAGGTCGCCGAGATGACGTCGGTGCCGATCTCGACATAGGCCGGTCCCATCGCCGAGGCGCCCGCCTGGATCGCGGCGACGGTGATCGCATCGCCGCGCGAGGTAATCTCCATCGACAGGCCGTCGACCGCGATCGAGATGATTTGCGCCGCGCCGTTGTTCGCCGCCTCGGCAAAGCCCGAGAGCAGCACGAGCTCGCCGACCGCGAAAGTGCCGAAGTTGACTGTCGGCGCCGCGAGGTTGGCCAGCTGCGGGTTGGTGCTGTCCTTGGTATAGGAGCCGCCGCTCAGATCCATCGGCGCTGTCGCCGCCTGCGGGCTCGCATCCATCATGCCCATCTGGAACAGCCGCTGGTAGACCTCGTCGGGGCTGAGTTCGCCATTGATCGTGCCGCCGACATCGAGGCCGGTGACGATCTCGCCGCCGCTCATGCGATCGACGCGGTTCTCGGCGCTGGTCGTGGTCTTGGGCGTTCCCGAGAGCGTCTCGGTCGTAAAGCGGATCCGCGCGGCCTGCGCGGTGGCGAGCGGCGGCGTGACCCCATAGGTGTCCTCGGGCAGCATCAGCAGTTCGACGGCATTGGCGCTCGACATCGTTTTCCTCCTAAGCGCAGACGGTGCTTGTGTAGCCAAGGTTGGCGGACCAGCCGTGCCAGCGACCGTTGACGCGGATCGCCGCGCCCGTGAAATCCGCGAAGTGTTCAAAATAATCGATCAGGAAGGGCCCGAGCCGCTTGCCCCGAAACATCGTCACGAGCTGCTCGCCATAGGACAGCGCGCGCGCCGAGGGCTCGCCGGTCGGCATCACCAGGTGGAAGATCACCGTGCCTTCCTCGCGCCACGAATGGTCCTCGATCTGGCCGATCGTCGCCAGCCGCTCGGTGCCGCCGATAAACTCGAGCAGCAGCATGGCGTCGCCATCGCCCTGCGGAATGTCGTCGAAGCTGACGTAGTCGCTCATGTCGAACACCGGCGTCGCGGTCCAGTTGGCGGTGAGTTGCGCCTTGATCGCGGAGCGGACGGCTGGGCTCGTCATGCCTTCGGCCCCTTGCCTGAGGACCGCCCGATGCCGCGGCCGAGGCGATGGCCGCGCCCGGCGCGCTTATCGGCGGTTTTCTTGGCGCGCTTGGAATTGAGATTGCGCACCGATTTGGTGCCTGGCTTCACCGTCGATCCGGGGCTGCCGATCAGGACATAGGGCACCATGTAGGGATGCTTGCCGCGCGGCTCTCCGGGCTTCCATTTCTGGCCGCCGAAGTGATCTGGGTTGGCGTAGCCATAGTGGACCGCCAGCCGCTTGCCGAAGGAGCGCGCGAGGCTCGTATAGGCGGCAAACAGGATTCCGGTCGGATAGTAGACCTCGAGCCAGGACGCATAGGGCGCGAGATCCATCAGCATGACGTTGCCCTTGGCGCCGATCTCTTCGGCGGTCGGGCGCGTGCGGACCGGCTTGCCGTTGACGATCCATGTGAGGCTCTCGTCGTACCAGCCGGTCTTGCGCGGCGCTTTCTGCGCGACGAAAGCCTCGAGCTGGGTCAGCGCCTGCTCGATCGGGCCGATGCTCGAGACATAGCGGATATTGCCGAAGATCTTGACGCTGGCGATGTCGTCGCTTTTTCGGCCATCGACGAAGGTCGTGACCGGATCGGCGAGATTGCCTTGCGACTGCTCGAGCGCGAGCTCCTCCTTCGCGGTCGCGGGCAGCAGATCCTTGAACCAGAGCAGCGCGTCCTTGATGTCGTCGATCTGGTTGATCGGGATGACTTTGACCGTCGAGGCGGAGGCGGCGGCCATGACCTATCCGCGCAGCTGCAGTTCGATGCCGAACACCGCGCCCGCGGCGCTGCGCGTGGCATCGTCATGGTTCAGGACCGCATAGATCCGCCCGCGCCAAAGCACACGATCCTTGCGCTCGAGGCGGCGCCCGATGGCCGGAAAGCTGGCCTCGTCGAACAGGCCCTTGACGTCGCCCTGCTCGATCGGGCCGCCGGGCACGAGTTCCTCGCGGCGATAGGCGCCGGGCATCATCGCCGCCGCATAGTCGGTGAAGCCGCCCAGGCCGTCGGCCACCATGATCGTCACCGGCTCGGCGAGCGCCGCGAGCTCCGCATAGGCCTCGCGGCCCCATTGGCGGATCTGCGCGGGCGAGGGAAAGCGCATCAGCCGATCCCGATCGCGGCGGCGCGCGAATAGCCGTCGAGCACCGAAGTGATGGCGGGCGTCAGGATCCCCCAGGTATTGTCGCCGCCGCCCTTGCTGCCCTGATCGGCGCTGGTGGCGAGCTCGACGCTATAGGCGCCGACCACCGAGAAGCGCTTGACCGCATCGAACGCGGCAGCGCCGACCTGGCCCGCCGGCACGCCGGCACCGGGCGTGGTCGACCACAATTCATCGAAAATCAGCGTCAGCGCCCAGTCGAGGTCGATCGGCGCGGTCTGATAGCCGCCCGTGTACTGACAGCGGATCACGGGCCAGGATCCCCCCGACCAGGCGCCGCCGGCCCAGCCAGAGCCCATCTGCCAGCCGCCGATCCAGTTCTGATAACCATAGCCGCCGGGCCAGATCAGGCCCTTGGCGGGATCGGCGCGCAGCCACGAGATCGGGGTGGGATTGGCGACCGGCGTGTCGAGATCGCTGCCCAGCGTCAGGCCCTCGATGCTGTCGATCGGATAGCGATGCACCTGGAAGCTCTGGTTGACGTCGGGGAAGGTCTCGTCGTCGGGCCCGTAGTCGAAAGCGCGGTCGCAGTAGGTTTCGGCGAGCGCCTGGGCCTGGCCGGCGAGCACGGTGATGGTCTGATCCTGCGTGGTGTCCGAAGGCAGGATGCCGAGCCGGTCCTTGAGCGTGGCGAGATCGAGCAGCATCAGATCATCCTCTGCCAGCTGCCGGAATCGGTAAGCGGATCGCGGTTGTCGGGTTTGAGCGACAACCACAGCGTCGGACCGCCGTGCATGACCGCCGAGACGACATCGCCGCGCCCGTAGCGCTTGGAATTGTGGAAAGGCCCGGCGAAGCCGACGATCGCGGCGCGGCCCTCGGGCGCGGGCTCGATCATCAGATCGAGCTCGAGCGGCTCGGCCTGGACGCGCGCGTCGGCATAGCGCGGCAGAATCGCGAGATGCGCGCGCGCCGGATCGCGGATCAGCGACAGGCCGGTGAGCCCCGGTCCCGGCTCTCCGGCATCTCCGGGATCGCCTTTCTTGCCCGGATCGCCGGTGCGACCGCGACGGCCGACCACCTGCATCTTCTGCCAGTTCTCGGCGGTCCTGGGATCGAGCGGATTGCCGGGAAAATCGATCAGCGCGACATAGTCGTGATCGCCATCGCGCAGGATATCACCGGCGATGATCCCCCAGCCGCGCTGCTGCCAGTCGTGCGGCAGATAGCCGGCGGGCAGGCGCCAGCCGACCTCGTGCGCGGCGCCATCGGACGTGCGGATCGTGCAGCTGGCGCGGCGGCCGGCGAGATCCTCGGCAAATTCGATGCCGGCGATGCCGGGCACCAGGCACTTCCATCCCGATGGATCGTTATCGGGATCGCCCGCCGTCTCACGGATCGCCTGCCAGATCCCGCATCCGTGGTGGATGATTTCGTTGCGCGGGCAGCGCTGGGTGGGACCGACCGAGGCCGGCGAACAGACGACCCGGTCGATCCCATCCCCCCCGTCAAGCCCGTCCAGACCTGGCGGACCAGGCTCGGGCGCGGGCAGGGCAGCAATGGCCGCCGTCACCTCCTCGCGCACCTCCTCGATCGCTTTCGCGTTCGCAGCATCGCTCTCGGCGAGCAAGGTGCCGACCGCGCGCATCAGTTTGGGGGCATCATCAAGGCGCATCGTTGGCCTCCCGCTTGGCCTTGCGCAGCTGCAGCAGCATGAGCTCCTGCGCCTCGTCGGGATCGAGCGCGGGATCACTGGCTTCGATCATCGTGCGCAATTGCCCGGTCTGGGCGGTGAGCGTCGCGAGCGCCGCCTCGAGCGGGGCAACGCGGTCGACGGTGGTTTCGGTGACCAGCGCCAGGCCTTCGGTGATCGACGCCTGGAGCGCGATCTTCTGCTCGGCCAGCATGCCGTTCAGCGCCTCATCGAGCAGCGTGGTGCGCAGATCCGTTGTGGTCCCGGCGAGCTCGACCAGCGCCGCCTCGAGCGTGGCGATGCGCTGCGCGGTCTCGTCGGTCTGGCGCGCGAGCATCGCCTCGAGATCGCCGAGGTGCGCGAGCAGTTCGATCCGCTCGCCATTGTGCGCTTGCGCCGCGCGCGTCTCGGCCTCGAGGTGGCGCGCGGCGCCGGCCTCGACGGCTTCGGCCAGGCGGGTGATCTGGGCCTCGAGCGCCTTGGCCGGCGGTGGTTCGGCGATCGGGGTCGACGGGGTCGCCGGCGTTGCGCCATCGCCAGAGGGCGGCACCGCGGGCGTGGGCGCGCTCGGCGCCGGCTCGGCATTGATCTGCGAGAGCGGCACCACCTGGGCCTGCACGCGCGGCTCTTCGCCGCCCTCGGCCTGGGGCAGGCCCTCGCGCGCGCGCGCCTCGTTGGGCGAATAGAGCCCGCCGCTGATCGCCTTGGTCAGCCCGTCGATCCGGTCGGCAAAGGCCGTGCGCAGCAGCGTGTCGGTATCGAACTCGGTGAACTGGCCCGGCGGCAGCGCGAAGAACTTGTCGAAAGCGACCTCGATGTGCTCGACCAGGAAACCGAGCCCCGTCGAGAGCCAGAATGAGATCAGCTGCTCGATCGAATTGAACTTGACGTTCTCGAGCTCGCCGATGATCGGCAGCGGCACGCCGAAAGCGCGGGCGATGTCGATGACGGTCATCTTGAACGCCTCGACCAGCTGCGCGTCCTGGCTGGTCATGGTCAAGGTCTGGAACTTGAGCCCGCCGCCCAGGATCGGCACCGAACCGGCGGCCACGCCCTGCGTGCGGTTCTGCCAGGCCTGGCGCAGCATCGCCATCTGGTCGCCGGTCAGCGGCTGATCGCTCGAGAGGAAGCCCGAGGGCTGGCTGGCCTGGGCAAAGAACGCGGCCTGGCTCGCCGAGATCGCGGAGTTGGTGCTCTGCGATAGCGCGGCCCAGGCCAGCGGGGTGATGCCCTCGAGCGGATAGCCGGGGCGCGTGCGGCAGCGGACATGGAGCACGTCGCGCTGCGGGATCGCATAGGAGAGTTGCCCGGCGAGCGGGTTCTCGGCCAGGCCATAGAACACCGCGCGGCTTTCCTGGTCGATCAGCACCTGCGTCCCGCGCGCCGGAATCGGATGCAGCGCGGTGACGTCCTGGCGGGCGTTGCGC